GGCATTACGCTCACTGCGGCAAGCACAATGGTCTTTTTTTCCCTTGATTACAGCATGAGCAATTTCGAACAGGCGAAGGCGCGCATCCACAGGGCGGGTCAGAAAGAGAACTGCCACTACATCTACCTCGTGTGTAGGGGTACGGTCGACCGCAAGGTCTTATATGCGCTCCGGCAGAAACTGAACCTCGCCAGGATGCTCGTTGACGATTATCGCAAGGGCAAAAATCCCTTTAAGAACTGACCCTTTCACACAGGGGGTTGAATTCCTCGGTAGTAAGTGAAAGGAGGTAGTCACCGATGGAGAATACAAAAATCTTTGAAATGGCTGACAGGCTCAAGACTTTGCAGGAACAGAAGAAGGACCTCGAAGCACAGACCAAGGCTCTCGGCGCGGAGATCGCCGAATTGGACGAGCATCTCTCCGATGCCATGACAGAAGCCGAACTTGACCGTTTCTCCCGTAACGGCAGCACGTTCTACTTGAAGAGCAGACTGTTCGCGTCCCCTGCGTCTGGCCGCAAAGACGAGATGATGCAGGCGCTTAAGGAAAACGGATACGGCAGCTTGGTCGTGGAGACGGTCAACGCAAACACTCTCGCGGCGTTCATCAAGGAACAGCGGGAAGCCACGGGCGAGGACATCCCTGTATGGCTCGGCGATACTGTCAGCACTTACGAAAAAGTGTCGGTCGGCATTCGCAAGTCGTAGGAACACCGATTCACTGCAGCAACGTAAAAAACAGAACTAAATTCATTTCATTAGGAGGACATTGACCATGTCAGATAAGAAGAACACCGAAATCGCAGTGAACGAGGGGTTCGCTGTACTCCAGAACAGAGATGTACTGAACGAGGCTATGGCGGATGATTGTCAGGGGCTTGAGTTTTCCTTCGACCGCGTGAAGCTGCCCGCAGGCGGCGGCACGGCTTTCGAGATTCCTTCCGCAGAGAGCGATGAGTCCGAAATGGCGAAGGACATCACCGGAGTTATCGTCTATAACCATCCTGCCTACGCATACTACCGCGACAAGTACACGGGCGGTAATAATCCTCCCGACTGCGGCAGCTTTGACGGCGTGACGGGCATCGGGAATCCCGGTGGGAACTGCCAGAACTGCCCGTATAACAAGTTCGGCAGTGGCGAGGGACAGAGCAAGCTGTGCAAGAACAAGCGTATGCTCTACATCCTGCGCGAAGGAGAACTGTTTCCCATCACGCTTTCCCTGCCGACCGGGTCGCTCAAGTCCTTCACGAACTATGTGAAGAGCCAGCTTTCCCGCGGGCGTAAGCTGAACCAGGTGGTCACGAAGATCACGCTGAAGAAGGCAACCAACGCATCCGGCATCGCATTCTCTCAGGCGGTATTCTCGTTCGAGCGAATGCTGACCGCCGAGGAGAGGAATGCTGTGGCGGGCGTGTCGGAAACGGTCAAGGCATATGCCGCAAACCTTACTCCGGCATCTCTCATTGACGATGAGCCGCTGGTCGATCCCGAAACGGGCGAGATCATCGAACCTCTGAAGTAAAGCACACGAACAAGCCCGGAGGGGTCATATGCTCCTCCGGGTATTTCCCATAGGAGTGATTACGCATGAATACAGAATATAAATGTGTGACCACGGTGGACGGGATAAAGGACTACATCGGAGACAGCCGTATTGTCGCTTTCGACTTCGAGACTGCTCCCAACGATCCGTACCGCGAGGAGGAGAAGGCCGCGCTCGATCCGGCGAAGGCTCATATTGTCGGCTGCTCCTTTTCCATAAAGGAAGGTACGGGCGTGTATGTCCCCGTTGCCCACCGTATCGGCACCAACATAGACAGGGACGCTTTTTTCGCATTTCTTACGGCGTTCCTCCTGGATAAAACAGTTATAAAAATCGCCCACAACATCGCCTTTGAATCCTCAATGGCGTATGCGAGGGGCATCGTGATCCAGGCTCCCGTGTACGACACGATCTGTGCGTCACAGATGAGCCTTAAAAGCATATACGAGTTCCGCAAGCTGAACGAGAGCGGCCTGAAACGGCTGGCGGAGGAACTGTTCGGAGAACCTCTCCCTTCGTTTTCGAGCGTCACGGACGGAAAGCACTTTGATGAACTGGATTCCCAGGACGAGGAAACCGTCCGCTACGGCTCGGCTGACTCCGATTTTGCCCTTCGGCTCTATCACAAGTTTAACGACTGGTTCGACCGCTACCTTCCGAAACACAGATACATTGTGGAGGAAATCGAAAGCCCGACCGCCGTGTACCTCGGCATCATGAAAACAAACGGCATCCCGGTAAACCTCCCACTCATGCAGGAGCGTAAGACCGAGGCTGAAAACGAGATGGAATGCATCCGAAGGGAGATCGAGTTCATCATCGGCGATGTGAACATCGGTGCGAACTGTTCCACGCAGGCGTTCAAGAATTATCTGTATAAAGACCTGGGGCTACCTGTATTAAAGACAACGGAAACCAATCGCGAGGCGGCGGACGATATGACCATGACGCTTCTTAAAGAATGGTGCGACAAGAACCGTCCGGAACTGTCGGGGCTTTTCACGCTGGTGCAGGAGTACCGAAAATGGGGCAAGATCAAGTCCACATATATCGACGGGTACTTGAAATACCTCAATCCCGTGACGGGCTGCATCCATCCGGAACTGTTCGCTCTGTCCACGGATACAGGAAGGATGAACTGCCGTAATCCGAACGCGCAGAATATGCCGCGTAAGAGCAACGATCCCATCGGCGTCCGAAACTTCATCAAAGCGCCGGAAGGCTGTCTTATCCTTTCGCTCGATTTCTCGCAGATAGAACTGCGCGTCGGCGCGTTCTACTGCCGCGATGAGAGGATGCTTGATACCTACCGTAAAAACGGCGATATCCACGCCGCCACGACCAGCGTCATTTTCGGTGTGAGCTATGAGGAAGCGCAGGACAAGCATTCGGAAAATTATAAGGAACACCGGACGATTGCCAAGAACGTGAACTTCGGCACATTCTATGGGCTGTTTCCGCGAGGGCTGCAAAAGACGCTGAAGTTTAAGGCGGGGGTTGAAAAATCCGTGAGTGAGTGTGAGGAGATACTTTTTAACCTCAAGCACGGATACAAGGGTCTGACCGCATGGCAGGAGGAGACGAAAGCGGATGCCGCAAGGCGTATGTATTCCGAAACCTGGCTCGGACGGCGCAGGTACCTCCCCGGCATCACCTCGGACAATTGGGGAAAGAAGTCGTTTGCGGAGCGATGCGCTCTGAACACTCCTATCCAGGGGACGGCGGCGGATATTCTGAAGCTCGCCATCACGAGGATACTTGCCGGACTGCCGGAGCGGGAATGGCTCAAGCCCATCCTTCAGATACACGATGAACTGACTTTCATTATCCCGGAGGACAGGCTGAAAGAGGCGGTGACTTTTATCTGTGCCTGCATGGAAGAAAAGCCTTTCCCTGAATTTGACCTTCCGCTGATTGCGGAAGCGTCCGCGGGACCGACCTTTGGAATGATGGAAGAACTGGAGGATTGACTATGTTTAAAAACAGTGAGGGCTACGCCGATCCGACCGCAGGGTCGGCGATGAGCCAAATAATGAAAGAATACCGGCAGCAGCAGAAAAAACGCTATGCCGACAAGAACCGCAGGAAGATTTATGTGGCTTCAAGATATGCGGGCGATGTGGATGCGAACGTGAAGGCAGCCATCGGCTATTGCCGCCTGGTCATTGACAAGGGATACATGCCGATAGCCAGTCACCTTCTGTATCCGCAGATACTTAACGACAACAATCCCGAAGAACGGGAGCTTGGGCTGATGTTCGGCCTTGCGCTTCTCCGCGATTGTGACGAGGTGTGGGTGTTCGGCGAAGCATCGCCGGGTGTCTCCCGTGAAATCGAGGAGGCAAAACGGCTGAACAAGCGACTCAAATTTATGGAGGAGGTGGGCGAATGAACGTAACGGTGACCGATGTTCTCGGTTCTCTCTTTAACCCTACCGACACCGTCTGCTTCCGCGTCTTTGACGATAAAAAAGGCGGCGTGTTCCAGGGGTCGAAACTGTCTTGCGAGTGCGGAAAGTACAAAAGCATAGAAGAAACGCTCAAGAACCATAACGCCATGAACCGCGGCATCTTCTTCGTGGTCAACTACGGCGGTCAGGACGATGATTCCATTACGAGGATCAACGCGCAGTTCGTGGAGATGGACAACGATAGCTTTGACGAGCAGCAGAAAAAGATAAACGCTTTCCCGCTCCCTCCGTCAATGGTCATGAAAACGCAGAAGTCCTACCATGTGTACTGGTTCACGGATTCGACCGCGAAGGTGGAGCGTTTCCGTATGATACAGACGCAGCTCGTGAAGCATTTTGACGGCGATCCGATGTGCGTGAACGAGTCGAGGGTCATGCGCCTTCCCGGTTTCATGCATTGTAAGAAGGATACTCCCGTGGAGGTGACCTGCGTCAGCTTCCATCCCGAACGCAAATACACGCAGGATCAGCTTTCGGACGTGCTGCCGGAGGTAGACCTTGCTCCCGTGGAGCGCAAGTGCGGGACGGAGAAAGGCATTGACCAGGTATTCCGCTCGTGTGTGTTCATGCAGCATTGCCGCGATGACGCCGCGTCCCTCTCGGAGCATGACTGGTACGCCATGATAACCAACCTCGCTCCCTTCGAGGGCGGCACGAAGATGATACACGACCTGTCCGCTCCGTATCCGGGATATAGCGAAGGCAATACGCAGAAGAAAATAAACCATTTCCTTGAGAGCGGGACGAATCCCATCACCTGCAAGACCATCTGCGAGAAGGGATTCAAGTGTCCGAAGTTTGCGGCCGGCGAATGCCCGGTCAAGTCTCCGGCGGCGTGGTGCTATCAGCCTTTGCCTGCAGATGCGCTCCTCGACATCCTGCACGGCATCCCGGTGACGGGCGAGGCGATAAAAGACCTGCAGGCGGCAAAGCAGTTCGTTTCGGAGTATCTGTATAACCAGGATGTGGTGACGGCGGATGTCATCATCAATTCCGAAATCCGCGACCACTTCAAGCTGAGGGCGTCATTCCTGAAATCGCTGAACACGGTGTTCAAGGACGCAAGCAAAGCGTACCAGGCAAGCAAGGCGGCAAAGAGAGCGAAAGCCGGTACCGCGATCCCCGACTGGTACGAGCCGACCGACAAAGGTCTGCGCTTCCTGCCGGGAGTGCTTGCGAACGATATGTCGGAGAATCAGCAGGTGTTCTATGCCGCGGAGCAGCACTTCAATTACCGCGGCGGCGTTTACTGCGAGATGTCCGAAATGGAAGCCCAGCGGCTCGTGCAGGAAAAGATGCTGGTGCGTGAGACGAAGATGTCGCAGATCGTTGATGCGGAGAAGCAATGGCGGCTTCTTGTGCAGAGGGACATCCGTGAACTGAACGCAAATCCCTACATCATCAATGTCCGCAACGGCTTATACAACGTTCTGGAGGATACGCTGACGGAACACACGCCGGACTATTACTCTACGGTGCAGCTTGCCGTAACCTACGACAAAAAAGCGGACTGCCCGATGTTCAAGAAGTTCCTTAAGGAGTCGATGGGCGGCGATATGGAACAGGTCGGTCTGATACAGGAGATGCTCGGCTATTTCCTTATCCCGGTAAACTCGGCGCAGAAGTGCTTTGTCATCGTGGGCGTAGCGTCTGCCGGAAAGTCGGTGTTGCTCCGTGTGCTGAACGATGTGCTTCTGGGAAAGCAGAACGTGAGCAATGTTTCCTGGCAGGCTCTTAATGAGCGGTTCAAGACGGCGGAGCTTTTCGGCAAGCTGGCGAATATCTTCGCCGACCTGCCCACGAAGAATATTGACGATAACGGTATATTCAAGGCTCTCGTTGGCGAGGATTATCTGACCGTGGAGAAAAAGAACAAGAATCCGTTCTCGTTCCAGTCAAGCGCAAGGCTTCTGTTCTCCTGCAACAGCATACCGAAGAATTACGGTGACCGCTCGGAGGGTTTCTACCGCAGACTCGTCATTATACGGTTCAATCACACCGTGCCGCAGAACAAGCGCGATCCCGAACTGCTGGAGAAGTTCCGCATGGAAGCGGACGGAATTTTCCTTTTCGCATTGGAAGGACTCCGCAGGCTTATGAACAATCACTATGTGTTCTCTGAAACGCAGGTCAACGCCGATGAGTTGCAGCAGTACCGCGAGGAGTCGGATTCCGTGCTTTCGTTTGTGAAGGAATACTGCGAACTGGACGGTGCTTATTCCGCAGGCTCTACGGAACTGTTCAATGCATATAAGGGCTATTGCGAGGAATGCGGTCTGAAACCGTACTCGCAGAAAAACTTCGTGCAGCAGATCACGGCGGCGTTCCCCGATGTGACAAGGGGTATCGATAAACTTGGGAAAAGGCGCATCCTTATCGGGATCAGGCTCGGCGAGGTGCTGGGATGACGGAATTCCTGGCGGTGTTTCACCAAATGGCATCGCCGGGATTCGTTCTGACATTTGACACGTTTTACACGTAAATCCTATCTCCCCATATATACACCAATAATTTATATACCCTGATTTTCAGTCAGAAATTTATATGAAAATGGGATTTGTCGTGTCAAATGTGTCAGAAGCATTGTAAACAGGGAGGTTCATTTGACAGATGAAAGAATCGGACATCGTAAAAGCAATCATGAAGTACCTTAAGACCGTACCGGAATGCTTCTGCTGGAAAGAGCATGGCGGTATGTACGGGACGGCGGGCATCCCCGATATCATTGCCTGCATAAACGGTCGGTTCTTCGGATTCGAGGTAAAGACCGAGGATGGCAAGCCCACAAAACTGCAGGAGGCTACTATCCGAAAAATCCTCGCGGCGGGCGGCACTGCGCTGGTGGTGCGCTCCGTGGACGAGGTGCGAATCGCGATAAACGGTTCCCTGCGCTGATACAAAGATACATCGCTCCGATGCAACGATGCTTATTTCCGACAATGGGAGGTATCGCATATGAGCGACATCACAAATTACGAGAACCTTGCGAACGCCATAATCCTGCAGGCCGCGAAGGACTATCGGATGGCTCTGAAATGTCTGAAGACAAATCCGAAGAACAGAACGGCGCTGGCAGACAAGGACGAGATTGAGAGATTCTTCCGTTCGCAGTGGTTTACGGTTTTAACGAGTGTTGACGGCGAAATGCTGATCCGCTCCCTAAACATGGAGGTGGACGCATGACCGCTAAAGAATATCTGAACCAGGCGCGGCACCTGGACGCACTCATCAACTGCCGCCTGCGTGAGATTGACTACTGGAGAGATTTATCGAGCAGCGTCTCAGGCATGAAATTCGATGGTATGCCGCACAGCCCAAACCGTCCGACAGAAGCGCCTTTTGTGAGGTGTCTTGAAAAGATAGACGAGATTCAGAGGGATGTGGAGGACAAGGTGGCGTACCTGGTACGGCTTAAGGAAGAAATCAACACGGCAATCGATATGCTTGCAAGTCGGGATGAACAGCTTTTACTTCGCTATCGTTATCTTGATGATTTCACCTGGGAGGAGATCGCCAGGATGCTGAACGTGTCGCTACGCACGGTACATCGCATACACGGGTCGGCTTTGCAGAATTTTATTGTCCCGGATTGAAAGTTGGCACGGTTTGGCACGGAATGTCACTATTGACCTATGGTATGCTTACAATAGAAAAGTAGAATAAGACGAGCCTCATGGGAGCGATCCCGTGGGGCTTTTCTTATGCCCGGAAAGCGAGGTGATTGGTATGCCGAGGAAACCACGGCGCGGGTGCGCCTACAGCGGCTGTCCAAGGCTGGCTGTCGAGGGCGGTCAATACTGCGAGGAGCATCAGAGACTTGCCGCGCAGCAGTACAACAAACACACGCGCAGTCCCGACACGAACAAGAAGTACGGAAGAGCCTGGAAGAGAATACGCGACCGTTACGCTGCGGCGCATCCCTTGTGCGAGATGTGCCTTAAGGAAGGACGGCTGACTCCCGTGGAGGAGGTACACCACATCCTCCCCATCTCACAGGGCGGTGATCACAGGGAGAGCAACCTCATGTCGCTCTGTCAGTCTTGCCACACCAAACTTCATCTTGAAATAGGTGACAGACAGATTCGCGGCTGACCGGGAGGGGCGGTCAAAATCTCTGTGACTTAGCTTTGCGGACAGCGGCCTGGGGCTTCGTGTGCAAATTTTCGTATTCAAACGGGGGATTAACCCGGCGAATGCAGATCGGAGGTGAGAATGTGGCAAAAGACGGTACCAACAGGGGCGGTCCCAGACCGGGAACGGGTCCGAAAAGGAAACCGCTCGTGGACAAAATACAGAACGGCACGGCAAAGGGAACGCCGGTGATGCCGGACGATCTGCCGGAGCCTGCGGATATTCGGGGCGAGGATGTTCCTCCTATCAGGGATTACCTCAAGGCAAAGCAGAAAAACGGCAGCGACCTGTGTGCCGAGGAAATTTTCAGGGAAACATGGCTGTGGCTGAAGGCGCGGGGCTGTGAAATGTTAGTAAACAACCAGCTTATAGAGCAGTATGCAATGAGCGTGGCGCGGTGGATTCAATGCGAGGAAGCGATATCCGAATTCGGGTATCTTGCCAAGCATCCCACTACGGGGAACGCCATCGCATCGCCTTATGTGTCCATGAGCCGCGACTACAAGAAACAGGTCAATGCGGACTGGTTTCAAATCTATCAAATCGTGCGTGAGAACTGCTCCGTGGAGTATGACGGCGCAAGCCCGCAGGACGATCTGATGGAGCGGCTGCTCCGCACAAGAAACAGAAAATAAAAGAAATGGAGATATGGACATGAAAACTTACAAAACAGCGGAAAGCGTATGCGCAGGACATCCCGACAAGTTGTGCGACTTCATTGCCGACAGCATCCTGGACGCCTGCCTTTACAAAGACAAGTCCTCCCGCGTAGCCTGCGAGGTCATGGCGGCGGGACGGCGCATTATTGTTGCCGGGGAGATCACATGCTCTAAGCCTGTGGATATACGATGCACCGTCCGCAGAGCATTGGAGAAGATCAGCTACAATCCTTACGGCTTCCTCATTTATGTGTTTATTCGCAAGCAGAGCCGCGACATCGCGGGCGGCGTGGATATGAGCATCGAAGCAAGGAACGGCGATACCTCCTGCTACGCCAATCTCGGCGCGGGCGATCAGGGTACCGTGTATGGGTACGCTACCAACGAGACAAGGGAGTATATTCCCCTGCCGCTCCTGCTTTCACACAAAATATGCAAAAGACTGGACGCGGTAAGGCGCGACAACCTCATTCACGGTATCAAGCCGGATGGCAAGGCGCAGGTCACCGTGGAATATGTGAACGGCAAGCCAAAGCGCATAAAGACCATCGTGGTTTCCGTCCAGCACGACAAGGGCAAAGACCCGGATGTGCTAAAGAGCGAAATCATCGCCGAGGTGCTGCATCCCGTCTTTACGAAGTTCCCGTTTGACGATGACACCGAAATCCTCGTAAATCCCTCCGGCAGATTCGTTGAGGGCGGTCCCAAGGCTGACACGGGACTGACGGGCAGAAAACTGATGGTGGATACCTACGGCGGACTCGGCGCACACGGCGGCGGCGCATTCTCCGGCAAGGACCCGACCAAGGTCGACCGCTCCGGCGCATATATGGCGCGGTGCATCGCAAAGAACATCGTGTTCGCGGAACTGGCTGACGAGTGCCAGGTCGCTATCAGCTACGCCATCGGCAAAGCCGATCCCGTGGCTGTCCAGATCGATACGTTCGGCACGGGCAAGGTCAGCGATGAGGTGATTGCGAAAGCCGTGAACGATGTGTTCAATATGCGCCCTGCGGCGATTATCAACGAGTTCTGCCTTAGAAGCTGCTCCTTCGCGGAGTATTCCGCTTACGGGCATTTCGGCAACGGCTATCCCACCTGGGAGCAGACCGACAAATACAGAGAATTGAGGGAGGCGGTGAAGCGATATGAAGACAACGACTGAGATGCAGCTCGTTCCCGTTACAAAACTGGTGCCGTATGTAAATAACGCTCGTACACACTCGCCG